TCTGTTTATCTACACTACAAAGGTTAATACCTTTAGCATATAGATTTAATAATAGTAGAAATAAGTTGTCTAGCGCTAGGCTAACAATTTCAGGGGTTTGCGCAGTGGCAGATATACCGCAACGACGCAAAGCGTGTTCAAGTACTTTCCTTGTTTCTACGGTGGTTGCACCGATTGTCCCTGATGTTGTCATTTACTTTTTCCGTTTGGGTAACTTCCTTTTCCCTGCAGCTTTATCTGCCGCTACAAAGTCTTTACCGACTTCCATTGGGATGCCTACTTTTTTAGAAAACTTTTCTGAATGCGCTACAGCATCCATTAGCTTTTTTTGTGCTTTAGATTTACTGGGCATTTTATACGTATAAAATGTTTACAGTGGCCGTACCACCGCATACAACAAACAAACCATTTTTAGCTGCTATGCCTGCGCCACCAAACTGAATGACATCGCCTACCGCTAATGATGATTTTGTAAATAAGATTGTACCTGAACCAGCTGTATTGTCGTAAACAGTTACTGAACCAGATGTTGAAGCGGTTACTGTTAAGCCGTAGAACCCTGCAGGGCTTCCTTTAACAAGTACGCCTGCTGCTTGTGTTACGACTACATAACCTAACCTAGGTGAGATTGCGCTCATGTCTTTATCCTTTACTGATAATTAGGAAGCCCTAGGTTACCCTAGAGCCCCCAATCATAGTTACGCTGAGAATTGATTTAGGCCTAATGCGCCAACACGTGTTGCGCTAGGACCTGCTGCAATACCAGGGATAGCTAGTGAAACAACCACACGTTTAGCACCGTCTGCTGCTGATGGTAGTGTCAAACGACCACGTACATCGCCAGTTGTTGCTGATGGTGTTGTTGCATCAGCTACTGTAAATGCTGATAAAGCAACTGCTGTAGCATTGAAGTTAGCACCAACTACATAGTCACGGCTTAGTAAACGGTATGGCAGACCTAAAACATCGCCATAACCCGCAGTAATGCTTGTTGATGTAGCTGATTGAGCGATAGAGATTACGAATTTGTAAGTTTTAACGCTGGTTACAGTTGATGATCCTAGTGGACCAATAATTGTTTCTGTCATACGTTGGCCGTATTGGTCAACACCAGTAATTGTGTATGTAACGCCAGCGTTAGTTGAAGCTGTAGCTGAAGTTAAAGTCACAACGCGTGGTGTATCTAGTGAGTAACGTGTAACACCGCTTGGGTCGTTTGTAATTGCTGTAACACCTGTACCAGCTACCAATGTTAAGTTAGAAGCGCCAGTTGGTGATTGTGAAGCAGCTAAACCTGCTGTTTGTAAAGTTAAAGGCACTACATCCCAAATAAACACGCGACCCATAGGGCCTACGCCTAATTCCATTAGTGATGGACCTGCTGTATTTGAAGCGCCGTTAGTACCAGTGTAAACTGGACCTAGCATTAAATCATCTGAAATTTGCATCTTATTTTTTCCTTATGGCTTGAACCACTCAGGTTAATGGGCGGTACACGCCCGAATACATGCTTTATACCATATCTAATAGTGTTTGTATAGTACCTTTATATAAATAAAAACCCCGCCGAAGCGGGGTCTAAGTTACTAAATTACAATAACTTATTAAGTACCTGGAGTACCAAAAACAGTACGCCAGTCAGTCCAACCAGAGCCAAAACGCATTGTTGTTTTGTAGCGCATAGAGTCAGTCTCAAAGTCACCTTCCATAGATTTCTCTAATTTACGACGCCATAAAACTTTCAAGCCGTTTTGTGCATCAGTTGTAACCCACCATGCTGTACCTGATGTCAAACGTGATAGAACTACAACACCGCTTAACAAGTTCATTGATTGAACTGGGTTAAGGTCGTTGTTGTTAGTACCAGCGCGTAACACTGATTTCAACAATACTTCAGCTTGCAACATGTTTGCTGGTGCAACTGTAAGTTTTTGTGGAGTTAAAGTGATCTTTTTGCCACGTGGATCAGCTGCTTGGCGGATTTGAATCAACATTTGTTCTAGAGATGTTTGAGACAAAGCTGCAGAAGTAGCTAATAAGTTAGAGGCTGAAGGATCACCAGCAGTTACTGCTAAAGCAGCTTGGTGGTTGTTAACGCACAATGCAGAGCCGTCACCGCCAGTGTATGAAGCGTTAAATGCACGGTTCAAGTGGTTAGCTGTAACAGTTTCTAACGTTTCTGTCATTGATTGAGCCAAGTGTTTAGAGAAAATAGAACCAATACGTACATGGTCGCCGTCTTCAACTAAAACTTTAGTCAATGCAAAGCCCATACCATAAACATCATATGGGTAACGTTTGATGAACAATTGACCGCCTTGGTCATAAGGAACGCGAGTGCCGTCCGGCATAACTGGGGCTGAGCCCATACCGTACAACATTGGTTCTTCATGGTAAGAACGTGCAATACCATTTTCTTCACTGAAAATTTGTGAATATTCGTCTTTACGTTGGTCGTATACACCGTCGAACACTTGGTTCAGAATCGGTTCTACAACGGCACGAAAATCCGTACTTCTCATTGGAATAGCCATTTAGTTTAGCTCCTTATTAAATAGCGTTAGGTGTAGTGATTATTTGGCTTTGACCAATTTTGACACGAACGATAGTGTAAGCATCGCCCCATGCATTATTAGTTTGTTGGCCAAGACCCAAGATACGCCATTGTTTAACAGTAGCAGCACCAGACAAAGTAGCAGACAAGCGTGTGCCTGTTGTACCTGTGTTAGTGTTACCTGCAACAATAGTTGCATCGGCGGAATCACCTACAGCAGTAACCGCTACTGAACCAGCAGATTGAACTTCAAAAACGGTGAATGGATCATCGTTAACGTAGAACACAATGTTGGTTGCACCAGTAGTAGTACCTGGCCAATATGGAGACTCTGTTGGTTTACCTGTTGCATCAGTGTATTCACAACCAGCAAATACGCCAATAATAGCGTCTGAACCAGTTGAAATATTGATAACATCAGTAGTACCAGTTAATTTAACTGGATCGCCGCGATAAATCGCAGCTGACGGACCGTTTGCAGTTGTCGGTGTGTAAATACTAACCGGCATGCTTAGGCCAGACGGATGATACACAGGTACAAAGCCCTGTGGAGCAAGTGTTGCTGACATAATATATATCCTTTAAAAAATTAAAATATTGGTGTAGGGCCTGATTTACGACCCAATTTTTCAAAGTCACCTTCTACAATGCCTAGTGAACGACCTGAGCTATCTAATTCTTGAGTAGCACTAACGCGATCATAAATCGAGTTTTCTTGCTCGTTAGGTATATCATGATGATAAATAGTCATCAAATCTTGATATATCTCATCAGGAATCTTAAATAACAACATCTCGTTACAGGCTACACACCCTTCAAATTCACCCTCTGAAGCTGTAAACTGCGAACCAAAACCCGGTACTTCTGTGGATTTTACTGGCATATAGCCACGCTGTACACGCTTATATATCGGGTCAGTACTGTTAGTTGTAGACAACCAGCAGCAATGAAACCCCGGAATTTTCGGTGGAGTAGGAAGCACTTCTTGTACCCAGTCACGACGCAACATCGCACGACGTTCTTCTGCGGATAGGGCACTGCCATCTTTGTTTACGCGGTCAGCATCCGCGTTATCACGGGAGCCACGAACGGCCTCACCATTAGACTTCTTCAAACGTTCGTCTGAACCTAGTACTTTATTGGTATCGCTCATTTCACTGCTCCTTATCGCTGACCGTTAGCACGGTCATATTCTTTAAAACGTTTAATAGCTTCTGCACGTTGCTTAGGATCATCCCACATACCACTATCCTTTAACGCTGCAACACGTTCAGAGCTCAATTTATATGTGCCACCATTTCCTGACGGTGCGCTTTCGCGGCCAGAGCCAGTGACAACTGATTTAGAACTATTATAGTTAGTTTTACCGCGATGGGGTAAGTTTTTCTTAACACGCGATTCTAACTCTTCCCAATACTGTGGTGTAGTTGGAACCCAACCTTCACGCGCCAACTCACGGTCAATTTCAAGTGCACGACGTGAATCCGCATCCCCACCATTTGGGTCATACCATTTATTACGCTCCATCCATGCTTTAGCTTGGTTAACAAGGCGTGGGTCTAGAGGTTGTTGCTTATTGGTCTTGCTTTCTTGATACGTTGTCTTAACACGGTTAAGGTCTTCGTATCGGCGCTGCGCTAAAATCATTTTTTCAGTCGCATCCGCAATGCCAGCACCGTCATTCTCTTGGGCTGAGATAGCTATTTGACCTTTAAAGTAATTGTACGCATCCGCAGCTTCCTGAATAGAAGTCTCAATTTGAGCTTCTTCAGAGCCTTGGTGGTGTCTTTCAACTACCGCTACACGGCTTTGTAGCTGGTTAATAATCTCATCTCGCGCAGCTAATTCGCGTTTAAGTGAGTCTTCGCGTTCACGTGCTGCACGTTTTTTATCTTGGCGTTCTTGACGGCGGCGGGCACGAATGCCTTCCCTGTCTTCATCACCATCATCATTGCTATCGTCCGCAGATTCGTGAGAGTCATCTCCATCATCTACTTCGCCACCCTCAGCAAAGTCCTGCTCATCTTCATCTGCGACGTCTAAATCCTTCTCGTCTTCGATTTCGTAATCTTTATCTTCAGCCATACTAATTCTCCTTACAGAATTTGATCAAATGATTCAAAATTGCTATCTATGATCATCTTGACGCTTACGTCATCGAATACACAAAAAATAGCTTTATCTTCTGAATCTGGGATTGGCACTTCAAAACGAAAGCCTCCCCAACGCGGTGCAATAATAATATCGCCAATATTGGCCCATGCACCTTCAGTCCACAATTCACCTGTTTCGCGATTGCGAAAGGCGATTTGCCCCACTTTAACAACCCGTGATACTTGCGTATTACCATTGTTAAAGTCTTGTGTTTCAGAAGAAAGAATAATACTTCCTACTTTCCTTTTGATGGTTCGCAACTGTACAAGTACTTGCGCCCCACAAGGAATAACACCTGGATCTACCTCAGGAAAATGCTCCCTGATGTATTCTTCTTTTGTTATTGCCATTACTAACTCCTTTCAGAGTTTTAAGAGTTACGCTCAGCCTCTTCGTCTTTAGATAACACAGCATCAATAATGCTTAAAGCGTCAAGAAGGCCACTATATATTCCCACCTGCACACCATGTTCAAATGGGTCTGCTTTAGGAAATTCCATGCTACCATGGGCTTGCTCATCGAGCTTGCCCTTGATATTCCTCAGAATGTCACCGATTATACGGTCATTCATTATTCAGCTACTGTCTCTTCAGCTACTGCTTTTTTAACAGATGCTACTTTTTTAACTGGTGCCTCTACTGCAGGCGCAGCTACTTCTTCTAATGTCGCGTAAGTTGGGTTTAAACCGCCTACACCGAACTTCGCATCAATATAGTCTTGGGCAGAGCCATCAAATTCAAACTCTTCTACATTACCTTTTGCATACGTCAATTTAAATTTTGCCATTATTTACAACCTTTCATTAGACCACCACTTTTTTTACCCATTTTTGCTTTTGTTTGTAGTGCTTTAGCTTCTTTAAGCTCTGTTTTCTCTTGGCCTTCATTATCTGCACAAACTTTACCGCCTTTTTTGTACATTTTTACACCAGGTTGTACTTGTCCTGCTTGTTTACATTGTGCTAAACGTGCCATGCCTATCTCCTTAAATTTTATTGACCCTTGTTTTTAGGGAAAAACCTATCAAAAAATGACTGCTTTTCGTCAAAAGCTGACTTAATTTCCAACTTCATTTCCTCAATGATTTTTTTAGTCTCATTATCTTCTCTGTTTTTCAACAATTCAGTAATTTGATGTTGGCGATTATCAGCTTCATTTTTCATCATCTCTGTTTGTTGCTGTAAACTTTCACGCTGTTTTTCAAAAGCGAAATTCATTTCAGCCAAACGTTGTTCAAATGCCTGCTGTTCTTCTTTGCGTTGCTCTTCCATCATCTTCAATTGTTGGTCAGCCAAGGCTTGTTTGTGCTCAAACTCTTGCTGTGCTGACAACCGTTGGTCATCGATGGATTGTAATTGCTGCTCCGCTGTTAATTTTTGTTGGTCAAACGCTTGTTGCTGTTGTTCTAGCGTCTGTTTAAGTTTTTGCTCTTGGTCTTTAAGCTGTAATGTAGCCTGGTCAAGTTGCGTTTTACGTTGTATCTCTGCTTGACCTAGTTGCAACGCCACTTGTGATTGTGGGTCCATTTGCGGTGGAGGTGCTAGTTTCTGTGCAATCTCCATTGCCTTCTCAAGCATAGGCATAACATCCGCCAACTCTTGCGCAATCTGCTGGTCAGCAAGTGCCACGGCTTTATGCACGTCGCCCTCCGAACTTTGGCCATTCATCTTAGCTAACTCACCAAACGCGTTCATTGACGCTTTAGCGTGCTGTTGGTAGAACATGATTAAGTGTTCTTTACAGTGCTGTACTAGCGCTGGTACTGTTGGATTGCCCATTAGCGGGTTCTCACCGAAGATTGGTGACGTAGCAAACAATAAGTGCGTTACCATATGCGCTATATGGTCTTGGTCCATATGCGCTGCCAATGGCATACCTTTAGTTGCCAGTGCATTTTCCTCAACTGGGTCAATGTGCTCTGGTTTCGGTGGTAATGGCAATACTTCGTCTGCGTATGGGAACTTCAACAACTTCATACCGATACGGTATAGTTGGATACGGTCCCAAGGCACTGTTTGGTCTTGTGACAACTGCACAACCGCTTGATACTGCGCGTAACGCTGAGCTTCACTGAAAATGTGAGGGTCAGATACTGGTTGGATGTTATTGTTGTTTGTGAAGTCTTCTGGTGTTAATGGCTCATCTAAATTGTCATTAACCGCGTTCAACACCTCTGGGAACGTACGGTTTAGACGTGAGATAATATCCAAGGACTTGCGTTGTGACGCGTGTAAGCGTGCATGGATAGCCGCGTATGTGCTAGAGCCTTGCTCAATCAACGCCATTGTCGTACCAACTGGTGTGCGGTCGCCTACAGAGCTTAACGCTTCCACGCTTGTTGATACTACGCCTTTACCTGCTGTTTCTAGGTAGCCTAATAGTTGGAACAACACAGGGCTAGGTGGATTGAACGGCATTGGCATCGCAATCTTGCGAACGTCATCAATACCAGCTGGTGCCTCAATCTCACTAACTTGTGTGACTTCAACGGATGTATTTTGACCAGTTACACGACCACCCTTCAATTTCAGCATGGTTGCTGCATTGTTGATGTGTGCTGAGTCCATTAACGCACGCAACGCGCCTGTTAATGCTGCTGATAGCCCGCCAATTAAGTGTGGTAAGCCAATACCATACGCACCGCGCCATGGAATAAACTTGTACTCTACGAACCAATCCAGTTTACCGTACTTAGGATCGCCTTCTTCCCAGTTACGGTAGATGGCAAGCACTTCTTCTGTGTATTCGTCAATTGTGATGATGTAAGGCGCTTTACGGCCTTCTTCTACCAATGGGTCGTCAATTTCAAGCCATGTGTAGATTTCTAAAACGCGACGTAAGCCATCATCGTTGTAAGCTGAGGCATCATCCTTGCCTTCAATCTTATTATTGGCCTTTTGGGACGCTGTTTCGTCAGGAATTTGTGAATTGTCTAATTCCATGCCCTCAATGTCACGGTATAGTCCAGATTTTACGCGATTTTCAAACGTAAACCGGGTAATATCTTGTGCGTGAGTGACGCGAGAGGATCTGTAGAAGTTACTTGACGCAAAAGGTAGGTACATCGTGTCAATTGGCACGAACTCAGTGCGAATTTCACCATCTTCTACCCAGAATTTTTGATATTGACTGCCACCCATCGGTGTTTGCGTCAATAATTGCTCTAATTCGTCGCGGTATTCGGAAATACCCTTAGTTAATTGCCAATTCATGCCTCGCGCTTTTAATTCTGCGCGTTCGATAACGTCTGGCTCGTTTTTACCCTCTATAAGTGTCCTTACAGGGCCGTTTGGTGGGAATAATTCTTTGATTGCACGTGCTGAGAAGTCTACACAGGCTTCAGCTAGGATAGGATGTACTACGCGGCTCGCTCCTTCGAACTGAGCACCCCCTGGCGCGTCATCACCAAGGCCAGTACGACGTAATCCTTCCTCATACTGCTTGTCACGCTTCTCGCGAGCCTCTTTGTCCTTCTCTACAAGCTCTACGTACTCCGTACCAATCTCGTTAAGCTCACCTGTTGACAGAATTTCGGCCAAGTTTTCTAAGAACTCGCCGCCTTCCATCATCATTTCTTGGTCTAGTAGGGGGATATCTACCGAGCCATCTTCATTTTCCTGCATGTCGTGGACATTTAGGTTGATTGACTCTTCATCTGGCTTCTGTTCTAGTAAATTAGGGTCGACAATACCCGGGACTTCGCGTCCAAAGTCAGGGTCTTTATCAAAAATTTGCGCCATGTAAGGCTCCTACTGCAGGTGTTTGGATTAACGTGCTCTATAATTCTAGCATAATACACTGTTTTTACAAGTCTAGCACAAAAAAAGCCCGTTTTTTAACCGGGCAAATTAGGAGTTTTATAACCAATGACGGGTTACGCATTCACTCTTACACACTTTTACTGTTTTTGCAAGCTTTTTATGCAGCATACGGGTTAGTTTTCCGTTTTTCGTAGTGCTCTTCCTCTAGCTCGTCCACTGCCTCTAGTGTTAGGAAGCCTGAGTCCTTCAAATATATCAACGCTTGCGTCGTACAGTCCACTCTATCGTCGTGCTCGCCCGCTGGGAACTTCTCCATCTCATCGATGACTTCTTTTGCCCAGCTCACAGGCTTGCCTTTGTTCTTTTTACTCTCTATGACGTACACCAGCCCCATGTCTATGATGGGCGCAATCATGTGTGCCCTCGACACCTTGTCAGCACGGCCCGGGTTGTATCCTCGCACTGGCACGTTCGCTCTGCGCAAGTCCTGTACCAGCGACTGCCCACTTGCTTTTTCTTCGATTAGCACCAAGTCCGTCTTCCGCCCTGGGTTCCCTAGGTCGTCTGGGCTACCCGCGTAGGAGTCCCCGTATTCCGAGATGACCCTGCTTCTTAGGTCTGGGTAACCTAGGTGCTCCGCCCACGCGTCCAGCATCAGCGCCACGTTCTCCCCGTTACGTTGCACTATGCCCCAGACCGTACAGGCACTTGGGTCCCCAGAAGTTTTTTCCGTGAACGCCGTATCGTAAGATTGTATGACATACTGCAATGGCGGGATAGGTTCTTTGGCTGGCCACAACTTAATGTTGTCCACTTTAATAATACCACCGCCTGCTGGTGATGGTGATTGTTGCAATTGCCCAGCGGTACCGTACTCACCCAGCGCAGCTTTAATCGGCGCCAGTGCTTTTTGGTCGTAGAGTTCTGGCCACAGCAACTCCCCTTTTTTCGTCCTAGGATCGTAATTGCCTAAGCTTGTCTTACGCTTGACCCCGTCCCATTCCGCAGGCAAGCACAAGTGCTCGTACCCACCCACCCTTAGTAAGTGTCCCGTCAAGTCGCGCTCATGCAGCCTTTGCATCACGATGACTTTGCTGCCTGTCTTAGGATTGTTGAGCCGCGTTGACATGGCTTGGTCCCACCACTCAATCACGCCTTCTCGTATAACGTCCGATTGCGCTTCCATCGCTGAGTGCGGATCGTCCACCACAATCGCGCTACCACCCATACCCGTTGTCGTACCACCCACGGACGTCGCGAACCTGTAACCGTACATGTCGTTCTCGTAGAACGTCTTGGTGTTCTGGTCACCGATTAAGCTGAACTTCTTGCCCCATCGCTCTTGGAACCACGTACTTTGTATCATGCGTCGACACTTAAGAGAGTCCCGCATTGACAGGTTGCCTGAGTACGACGCGAACAGCCACCTGAACTCAGGGTTGTTTATCCACGTCCAGACAGGCCAAATTACCGCGACCAATATAGACTTGCAATGGCGCGGCGGCATGTTAATTATTAAATTACGAATTTTACCTTGGCTGACTGCTTGAAGGTGGTCGGCAATGGCGTGGAGGTGCCAGCCATCTACGTACGGAGTCCCAGGCTCAATAATGTCCCAGGACTGTTTCATGAATTCTATTAGCGAGACTTCCGCTTTACGTTTGCTTTGCTCAAACGCCACAGCCTTTAACAAGGCATTCGGGTTTACTATCGCCATTACAGGCCTTTTTAGTTAGTTGCTTCTGGAGCCGCTTTTGCAAGCAGCGTTTGCAATGTTTCTAGTTC